AAACTTCCATTTTCCCATATTGTTTCGAATACTGTTCCTACTGCTGTGTTGTATCCAAATTTTTGAACTCCTGAAAAATTAGGAATGTTGCCTCTTTGAATAGCAAGTCCTAATGGCATTGGTGTTAAATGGTTTATACTCATTTTCTAGCCTTTTTCTTTTTCTTCTTTTTTTTCTTCTTCATTGGTCGTTTATTAATAAACTCACTTAAAGTTTTTGTTGTAGTAAATCCTATCATTTTTTCTTTCTCGGTTTATATTTCTTAATAGCTTTAGAAATAAATATGTTTTTATACAAAGAAACCTTTTTACCAAACTTCTTATCAGCTTGTCTTTTAGCTGATTTATAGGCTTTAGACTTCTTATTAAAAGATTTAGGTTTTCCTAATCCTTTAGGTCTAGGTTTAGCATATATAGGTTTCTTTTTCATTTCTTTTTCTTTCTTTTCTTCTTAACTGCTCTTGCTACCGACAATGCGATAGCAACAGCTTGTGATCTTTTTTTACCAGCTTTTAATTCTTGCTTAATATTCTTAGCAATAGATTTAGCTGAATAACCTTTAACTAAAGGCATTACTTCTTCTTCTTCTTTTTACTCATCATTTTAGATTTCTTTTTAGCTGGTCTTCCTCTTTTAGACCCATAAGTTCCTTTTCCCATTGGCATAATAGACTCCTATTAGTTAGTTATTTTTCCACCTGACCACTTTGCATCAGGTAATCCATTTGTATATTTCTTGCCATCAAAAGTCAAAACCTGTTTTCTGTTACTTCCATCTTTGTATGAAACATGAATCCAACCACTATTTTGTTCTCCTGTGTAATATTCTAAAATTAGTTGGTCAAAATCTACATTGTTTTGAATCCATAAAGCTACTTCAAGATTAGAAACACCCATTATTTCTAGATCACAAGCTTCTCCCAAACAATGCTGTGATGTTGCTTTTGAGCCTATTGCCTCTGATAGTTCTGGGCTACGATAACCAGATGTTATTGTGATTGGTTTTTCAAACTTTGCTCTAACAGGCTCTAATACTTCATAACAAAGATCGCCTAAGTTTTTAATCTCTCCAGCACCAGCTTTGTTTTTAATACCTTTTCTTGTAGCAGTTTGAGATTTCTCAAATTCTTCTAAAGTAAAATGTTTAGATAGTTGCATTAAACCTCTTATGGTTTAGTTGGAAATTCTACTGCTTGTACTTGTTCTACTGTTGTTAAATTTTCTGTAATATCTCTTAATGCTTGTCTATAAGTTTCCCAAGCAGTTTTATCTGCTATTGGAGAATCTGACATCATAACCCAATCGCAAGACTTTAACATAGCATCTCGTCTTTGTCTTAAATCTGCCATAGCTCTATCAAATGCACCATTGTTCCAAGCAGTTTCTTCAGCTTGTCTTTGTGCGATTTCTTCTTGTGTTAGAGGGATTTGAACTCCGTCTACTAATTTATGTGGTGTTGTCATAATAATCTCCTTTTATATTAATTTACTCCGAATAGCAATATCTCTCCACTATCTATGTTTCCACTAGACATTTGAAATTTGATAGCATCTATTGCTGATGTAGTATTTCCATAACCAGCTACAAACATATTTATACTATAATCTGTGTAATAAACTTGATTAAAAGTTGAAATAAAATGCTTTACGAATGTTGTAGAACTAGGATTAAATAAATGTAAAGTTCCTGATATAGATTGGTCATTGTCATTTCCTAGACCATTATTAAATCTTTGATTTCCTGTACTTTGTGCTAAATCTGATGTAGTTGCATATTCTAAAGTTGTTTCTGTATCTGCTTCATTGTGCCAAGTTTGAAAAAAAGTTGTCGTTTTAGTTACATTATAATTACTACCACCATCTGATGACATATTCATTTCAAATCTTACATTATCAGTTGCTGGGTGCATATTCACAAAATAAAAAACATATTCCTTATATGTGCTATCAATACCAGATGTGAACTCTATACTAGCACTAGCACTAGCAGTAGCAGTTGAGATAAAGTTTAAATTACCACCAAAGCCAGATGCCATTGAGCCATTGTCGAATATTGTTGTGCCATTACTTATTAAACCCATAATTACTCCTTATTTTACTCCATACATTTTGATTGTGCCATCATCAATGTTGCCATTATTAAATTGAAATTTTATTGCATCAATACTGCTAGTAGTATTAAAATATCCAGCAACATATATATCTCCTGTTCTATCAGCATAATGATTATTATGACATCTTGAAATAAAATGTTTAACAAAGGTAGTAGAAGATGGATTATAAATTGTTAAAGTACCAGAACCACTTTCATCTGCATCTGAACCTGTATTAAAAAATAAAGTTTGAAAACTTGTTGATTGTGCTGAATCTTCTCCAGTATTATATTCAAATTTTGTACCAGCATCATTTTCATTATGTTGTGCAAAAAATACTGTAGATGTTAATGTTGTTGCGTATGTTGAACCACCATCAGTTGATGCTTGAAAATCAAATGCAGATTGATTAGTAGCTGGGTGGCAGTTTATAAATTTAAACACATAAGAATCATAAGTTGAATCTATCCCAGATGTAAATTCAATAGATGCACTTGCACTTGCTGTTTGAGTTGAAAGTAATATTAAACTTCCTGTTGGTACTCCAGCATCTAAAGCACCATTGTCTATTAATGTTGTTCCACCTGATACTACTGCCATTAGCTATCCTTTATTCCATATAGTTTTATTGTGCCAGAATCAAGATTACCAGAAAATGCTTGAAATCTAACTCCTGTAATTGCTGATGTAGTATTACAATATCCAGCAGTAAAATGATCTTGTGAAATATTTCTACTTTCATAGCCATTATTTCTACTCATAAAGTGTTTTACAAAAGTTGTACTTGATGGTGCAAATAAATATAAATTTCCACTTACACTTTCATCATTACCATTACCAACTGCTGCTGAAAAACTTGCTAATCCAGTTGATTGAGCCAAATCTTGTGAAGTTTGATAAGCTAATTCAGTACCAGAATCACTTTCAAAATGAGCAGAATTAAAAAATGTAGTTGTTTTTACAACATTAAAATTAGTCCCATCAGTTGTCATATTAATACCAAGTCTAACATTATCTGTTGCTGGGTGTAAATTAATATATTCAAATAAATAAATAGGATAGGTGCTATCTATTCCACTTGTAAATTCTATTGATGCTGAACTTGATGCAGTTTGTTCTGATATTAAAACTAAATTTCCTAGACTAGCTTGAAATGCACCAGCATCTAAAATTGTAGTGCCATTGGAGATAAAAGCCATGTTTAAATCTCCTCTAGTTTGAACTTATATTTTTTGCCTGATTTGTTATTAACAATGAATAGATCGTCAGAACCCTCTTGAATAGTCCATGAACCTTTAGTACCATCTACAGAATTACCCTCTGATTTTGCTTCGTTAGATAAATGTAAATCTCCTGTGTATATGTTTCTCCAAACAAAAGATGAAGAACCTAAATCGTAAGTATCAGTTGTTGATGGAATAATTGATTCTCCTACTGCACTTAAACTTACTGAAACATCTCCAAAAGATAAATTTCCAGCACCATCAGTTACTAATGCTTGTCCATTAGTTCCATCTGCTGTTGGGTGTGATAAACCATCTATAATAACTTTACCTGTTCCATCAGGAGTGATTGAGATATTTCCATTTGAAACTGATACGATTGAATTACCATTAACATCTAAGTTTCCACCTAATTGTGGAGTTGTGTCATTTACTAAATCTGTTGCTACTGTTGAATCTAACCAGTTCACAGTATTAGCTGAATAATCAAATTGTGCTAAAGATATATCATCTGTTCCATCATAAAATTTTAAAGTTGGATTAGTAGCATTTGTTGTATCTAGCCAAACTGTTCCAGCAACTGCTGAACTTGGTCTTGAACTTCCTGAATTAGAAGTATTAATAGCCTCTAATACAGAGTTTAAATCTGATCTAAATGATGGAAATGATTGGTTAGCTATATCGTAATCGTGTTGTGCCATAAGTCCTTATACTCCTTTTAAAATCCTT